CGTAATGGTAGAATGTATCCAATGGAAGTTCTTCGCCGTGAAGTTTGTAGATATGATGAAAATCATGTTCAAAAAGGAAGAGCACTTGGAGAACTTGGTCATCCAGATGGTCCTACCGTAAATCTTGATAGAGTTTCACATAAAATTGTTTCTCTGAAAGAGAGTGGTTCTAATTTTATTGGTAAAGCAAAGATTCTCTCCACACCAATGGGTAAGATTGCAGAATCTTTAATCAGTGAAGGAGTTAAATTAGGCGTCTCGTCTCGCGGTATTGGTTCTCTTAAGTTAACAAGAGAAGGAGTTAATGTTGTTGGTGATGACTTCATGTTAGCTACTGCTGCTGATATTGTTGCAGATCCTTCTGCTCCTGATGCATTCGTTGAAGGAATTATGGAAGGAAAAGAATGGGTATGGGAAGGCGGAATTCTTCGTGAAAAAGCAGCAGAGAATGCAAAGAGAAGAATTAACACACTTGTCGATCAAAAGAAACTTGATGAAGAGAAACTCAATCTCTTTCAAGAGTTTCTCTCAAATTTATAATTTAATAAATAAATATAGATTTAATTACAGGTTAAACGGAGAGTTCAAATGTCTCGTGGAGATTTACAAGAAATGGAAGTAGGCACTAAGCAATCCAAAACTGCTGTCAATGCAAATGCAAAACCAGCAGATCCAATGCCATCATTAGAAAATGATGGATCACAACTTGGTTCTGTTGAAGATCTTGGCGGTCCTACTCCAGACAACTATCGTCCTGATGATGAATCTGCAAAATTAAAGACTCCTGGTGGAACTTTAAAGCAGGTTAAAGATGTTGTAAACAAAGGCGCAGCAGCTGCTGATCCTATGAAGTCTATGAAGGAAGAGGAAGAGGTTGAAGAAGAAGAAATCATCTCTGAAGAAGAAGATCTCGAAGATGAAGTAGAAGAGGATGATGAAGAAGAAGATCTTGAGGAGGCAGTTGCTGAGTATGACATCGAAGAGGATGTAAATGCTCTTCTCGGTGGTGAAGAACTCTCTGAAGAGTTTAAAGAAAAGGCAAAGACCGTTTTCGAAACAGCTCTTAAGTCAAAAGTTTCAACAATTAAAGAATCCTTAGAAGAGCAGTATGCTGCTGCTCTTTTTGAGGAAGTTGAGCAAATTAAAGAAGCACTCTCAGAGCGCATTGATTCATATCTTGAGTATGTTGCTGATGAGTGGTTTAACGAAAATGTCCTTGCAGTTGAGCAAGGATTAAAATCTGAAATGATGGAGTCATTCCTTTCTGGAATGAGAGATCTTTTTGAAGCACATTATGTAGAAATTCCTGAAGAGAAATATGATGTACTTGAGAGCATGGTACAAAAACTTGATGATATGGAGACAAAACTCAACGAGCAGATTGAGAAGAATGTTTCCCTCAATAAGCGCCTCGCAGAGTCGGTTGCTGACGGAATCTTTGATCAGGTTTCTGAGGGTCTTGCTGCCACTCAGAAAGAGAAGCTCGCTTCACTTGCTGAAAGTGTAGAGTTTGAAAGTGAAGAAGAATATCGTGAAAAGTTGGAGACTTTGAAGGAATCATATTTCCCTTCAAGACAAGTATCTCCTTCTGCTAAAACTGAAAACCTTTCTGAAGGAGTAGATGTTGCTCCTGAGTCATACTCAGGTTCAATGGCTTCTTATTTGAAAACTCTTTCAGCATTTAGCAAATAATTGAATTTAATATAATTCAAACGCAAAAGTTTACACTACAAAGGTAAAAGCAAATGTTCCAATCAGAGCAATTGCAGGAAAAGTGGGCACCTCTCCTCAACTATGAGGGTCTTGATTCAATCAAAGATTCGCATCGTAGAGCAGTAACCGCTGTCCTGTTAGAAAACCAAGAAAGATTTTTAAGAGAGCAATCTGCATTTGATCAAGGTTCAATGCAGACTCTTATGGAAACCCCAACCAACAGTGGAAATGCTGCTGGTGCTTCTGGTGGTTTTGGTGGCAGTTCTGCTGCTGCTGGTCCTACCGCAGGTTTCGACCCTGTTCTGATCTCCTTGATCAGACGCTCAATGCCAAACCTGATCGCATATGATCTGGCTGGTGTTCAACCAATGAGTGGTCCTACTGGACTCATCTTCGCAATGCGTTCGCGCTATCAGAACCAGTCTGGTACTGAAGCATTCTTCAATGAGGCAGATTCTGCATTCTCTGGTCAGAATGATGCTCGTAACCTCAGCGGTGGATTCTCTGATCCTGCTGTTGGTTTCGGTACAACTGCACAGTCTGGCACCAACCCTTCAGTTCTGAACCCAGTTGGAACTGCAACCACCAATCCTTCACCATACAATGTTGGTCAAGGAATGGCAACAGGTGATGCAGAAGCTCTGGATGGTGCAGGTAATGCATTCAACGAGATGGCATTCTCGATTGAGAAAGTCACCGTTACTGCAAAGTCAAGAGCACTCAAGGCTGAGTACTCCTTAGAACTGGCACAGGACCTCAAGGCAATCCACGGTCTGAATGCTGAAGCGGAACTCGCAAACATTCTCTCTACAGAGATTCTTGCTGAGATCAACCGTGAAGTCATCAGAACCATCTATAAGGTTGCTGAGCAAGGTGCTGTACAGAATGTTGCAACTCCTGGTATCTTCGACCTCGACATCGACTCCAACGGTCGTTGGTCTGTTGAGAAGTTCAAGGGTCTTCTGTTCCAGATTGAGCGCGATGCTAACGCGATTGCACAAAGAACTCGTAGAGGAAAGGGCAATGTTATCCTTTGCTCTGCTGATGTTGCTTCCGCACTCACAATGGCAGGTGTTCTGGATTACACCCCTGCACTGAATGCAAACCTCAATGTTGATGAAACTGGTAACACCTTCGCTGGTGTTCTGCAAGGTAAGTATCGTGTTTATATCGATCCTTATGCTGCTAACCTGACTGCTGCAAACGCAACTCCAGGCAACCAGTACTATGTTGTTGGTTATAAGGGTTCTTCACCTTATGACGCTGGACTCTTCTATTGTCCATATGTTCCTCTCCAAATGGTTCGTGCCGTTGGTGAGAACTCCTTCCAGCCAAAAATCGGATTTAAGACTCGCTACGGCATGGTTGCAAATCCATTTGCTGAAGGAACCAATCAGGGTCTCGGCGCTCTCAACCTTAACGCTAACCGTTATTACAGAAGAGTTGCTGTTAAGAACCTCATGTGATTTAAGTTCACATATAGTTTTAAAGAGACCCGAAAGGGTCTCTTTTTTTATCTAAATAATTAGAAAAAAATGGTTGGAAATCCTTACGATAAGCAGATACAAAATAGAAACTTTTTAGCACCAACAGGATTCAAATTTGCATTGAATAGAGCACCAAAAGTTACTTTTTTTGGTAATCAAGCAAATATTCCCGGAATGACTCTTGGTATTGCAAATCAACCAACATATCTCAAAGATATTGATACTCCAGGTGATAAAATTGTTTTTGATGATTTCACTTTAAGATTTCTCGTTGATGAAAATCTTGAAAATTATATGGAAATTTATAACTGGATTCGTGGGTTAGGATATCCAGAAAGTTTGCAAGAGATATATGATTGGCAGAGTTCAAATAAAAATTTTGAGCAACCAGATAAATCTACAATGAATTTGTATTCTGATGGAACATTACAAGTATTGACAAGTCATCAAAATCCAAATTTTAAAATTGTTTTTAAAGATCTTTGGCCATATTCACTATCAACTTTGCAATTTGATGCTACAGACACTGATGTTCAGTACTTTACATCAGAGGTAGTTTTCAAGTATACTATTTACAATATAACAGATTTGTCGGGAAATAAACTATACTATGACGATTGATCTTGAAAAACTTCAGGAAATGTGGGAAAAAGATTCAAAAATTGATCCAGATAATCTCCATACAGAATCTTTAAGTGTCCCAGTTCTTCATGCAAAATATTTTGACTTATATAATACCATCTTTCTTTTAAGAAAGAAAGCAGAGCAGCAAAAGAAAAATATTCGTCATCAAAGATATGAGTATTATTCTGGAAAAGCAGATCCAGATGTTTATATTGAAAATCCATTTCCAAAAAAGATTCGTGATAAAGATACAATGCAAAAATATCTTGATGCGGATGAAAAACTATCGGCAGTATGTTTGAAAATTGATTACTACGATACGATGCTTGTTTATCTAGAAAGTATTCTTAAAGTAATTCAAAACCGAACATATCAAATTAAAAATGCAATCGAGTTTATGCGATTTAACGCTGGACTAGGGTAAATAAATACCTTCAGTTGTATGGATATCAGTGATTGATAAAACAGCAGATCTTATTATATCCAAATCCAACGAAGTATTTTTGAAGATTAAAACTGAACCTCATATTGAATATGAACTTAGAGATAATTTTAAGTTTGAGGTTCCAAATGCAAAGTTTATGCCACAGTATCGTGGTAAAAATTGGAATGGAGAGATTCATTTATATGACATGAGATCTAAACAGATCTATGTTGGATTGTTGGATAAAATAATTAGTTTTTGTAAGCAATATAATTATTCGTATAAATTTGAAGAAAATAAATTCTATGGACTTCCATTTGAAATCAATGAAGAGATTTCATTTGAGGGAGTCAAAGATTATATGTCATCTATTTGTAAGTATTCTCCCCGTAAGTATCAAATTGAGGGAGTATGTGATGCTTTAAGGAGTAATAGAAAATTATTGATAAGTCCCACTGCATCTGGCAAATCATTGATGATTTATTCTCTCGTAAGATATTATGTGGATAAAGGGCAAAAAATTCTTCTAGTTGTTCCAACGACATCTCTTGTAGAACAGATGTATAAGGATTTCCAGGATTATGGTTGGGATGCTGAGTCATATTGCCACAAGATATATTCTGGAAGAGAAAGAACAAATGAACATCCAGTCACAATTACTACTTGGCAATCTGTATATAAACTAGAGCGTTCTTTCTTTGAGGACTATGGTTGTATTATAGGTGATGAAGCACATTTATTCAAGTCTAAGTCATTGATTAATATCATGACAAAATTACATCATGCAAAATATAGATTTGGATTTACTGGAACTTTAGACGGCACACAAACTCATAAATGGGTCTTAGAAGGACTTTTTGGACCTTCATATAAAATCATTAGAACTGAAGAGTTAATGAGACAAGGACATCTTTCTCAACTTGATATTCAATGTTTAATTCTTAAGCATTCTCCTCAGAAGTTTGAAAAATATGAGGATGAAATTCAATATCTAATATCACATGAGCAAAGAAATAAATTCATTGTAAATCTTACATTAGATCTTAAAGGAAATACACTTGTTCTTTTTAGCAGAGTCGAAGCACATGGAGCCATACTCTATGAGAAGATAAATAATCACAAGGGTGATGACCGTAAGGTATTTTTTGTACATGGTGGTGTAGATGCTGAAGAAAGAGAATTAGTTAGAGAAATTACTGAAAGAGAAAATAATGCAATTATTGTTGCTTCTTACGGAACATTCTCTACTGGTATTAACATTAAGAATCTTCATAATGTAATATTTGCATCACCTTCCAAATCTAGAATTCGTAATTTACAATCAATCGGAAGAGTTCTAAGAAAAGGAAAAAACAAAACAAAAGCAACTCTTTATGATATTGCTGATGATTGTACTTATAAATCAAGAAAAAATTATACCTTAAATCATTTTATAGAAAGAATTAAAATCTATAATGAAGAAAAATTTAATTATGAAATAATCTCTATCAAACTTAAGGACAATGGGAATTGAAGAAGATTTTTACGCAACAATCAAACTTAAAACAGGTGAAGAAATCTTTGCTAAAGTAGCAGCTTCAGAAGAAGAAGAAAAAACTGTATTAATTATTTCTAATCCTATAACAGTAACTGAAGTTAAATCTAAATCAGGTTCAATTGATGGATATAAATTTGAACCTTGGTTAAAAACAACAACAGAAGATATGTTTGTAATTAATATATCTGATGTTCTTACGATGTCAGAATCTTCTGATATTGAAATGATTATGATGTATGAAAATTATATTCGTAATCTTAGTGGAGTAAATTCATCTAATTCTAAATTAAATAGAAGGATGGGATATATCTCTAACATTAAAGATGCTAAAGAGCTCTTAGAGAAGCTGTATAAAAGTAGTTAAGCCAATCTCTTTAACCTCCACAAAGGTTATTATACTGGTTTTACGAAACTTGTCAAGTATTTGGTTAGATGTTAGAATTCATAGATAATTATGAAAACTACTTATGATAGAACCAGGTATGACCAAAAGAAAAAGGTCAGAGCATTATGTCAACAATAAAGAGTTTCTTGCTGCTTTAATTAAGTATCGTGAAGATGTAGAAATTTCTTATAAGAAGAAATTTGGTGTGCATTTATACGAACAACCAAAAGAAGAAAGAGGAAAATCATGGCAAGGAAAACCATCTATTCCTCGTTACATTGGTGAGTGTTTTTTGAAGATTGCAAATCATTTATCATTCAAACCAAACTTTGTGAACTATATGTTCAAGGAAGATATGATTTCTGATGGAATTGAAAATTGTGTGCAGTACATTCACAATTTCAATCCAGAGAAATCTCAAAATCCTTTTGCATATTTTACTCAAATCATTCACTATGCATTTCTCCGCAGAATTCAAAAGGAGAAACGCCAATTGGATGTTAAAAATAAAATTATTGAAAGGTCTGGATTTTCTGAGGTTTTTGACGACAACAATACTATTGACGGATCGAACTATTCCGACTATAATTCCATCAAGGATGCTGTCCATTCAAAACTTCGTTATTGATTAATGAAAGTCGCAATCATTACTGACACTCACTATGGATGTAGGAAAGGATCAAAACTCTTTCAGGATTATTTTGAACTTTTTTACAAAAATATTTTTTTTCCAAAGTTAGAAGAAGAAGGTATTACTACAGTTTTACATTTAGGAGATGCATTTGATAGTCGTAAATCGATTGATTATCAAAGTCTTGAATGGACAAAAAGAGTAGTATTGGATCCTCTCTCAAAGTATGATGTTCATATGTTGGTGGGGAATCATGATGCATATTATAAGAATACAAATAATGTAAACTCACCTTCTCTTTTATTAAAGAATTATTCAAACATTAAAACTTACAGTAATCCAGATATTGTAAACATTGGTGGATTAAAAGTTCTTTTTATTCCTTGGATTTGTGCAGACAATGAAGAAAAGACTCATAATTTAATTAAAAATAGCAACTGTAAAGTTGCAATGGGACACTTAGAATTGAATGGATTCCAAGCATATCGTGGCCATACTATGGATGATGGTATGGACTCCGTTGTATTCGATAATTATCAAAAAGTATTTTCTGGGCATTATCATACTCGCTCCGATAATGGAACAGTTTATTATCTTGGTAATCCATATGAAATGTTCTGGAATGATGTGAATGATACTAGAGGATTTCACATTTTTGATACGGAAACATTAGAACATACTCCGGTTAATAATCCTTATAGAATGTACTATGTCATTCATTATGAGGATATTGATTATCAAACTTTTGATACTAGAGAATATGAAAATAAAATTGTTAAAGTAATTGTTCGTAAAAAATCGAGCACTAAAAAGTTTGAAAAATTCATTGACAAACTTTATTCATCTAATATTGC